ATTCGAACTCACACTCGTAAAAGCACACATTCTTTAGGACAATAGGAGTCTTAGCCACGATAATAAGCTTTACTGTAAGGTCTGGCTCTACCGGCTCTTCCTCTTCTGTCTCTTCCACTTCAGGGTAAGGGATATTGCCCTTAAAGGTTGTAAACTGCTTGGTGTTTATCTCGTTCTCTTCAGGGTAGAAGTCGATTACTTCTGTTTCGCCTACATACATCTTGCAAGAAACAGGCTTACCCATGATCTTGAAGTAGTAACTCATAGCCCCAAGCATTGAGAATGTCATTGAGTCATTGACGATTGTGTATGTTGTGTAGTCCTTGCCTAACATGTTCTCAAAAGGATAATTCACATACTGATACTCTTTTATGATGAATTTTCCAGCAGTAGCAAGGAGCTGTAACGCCTCATTACATGCCTGTGGCATAGCGTTTACATATTCCATTGTTGCTGAGTCATTAGGAATAGTAGTAGCGTTTCCAGATATGGAAAACATCTTCTGAAGCGTTGTATATTTTATATCCTTCCAAGTGATAGCCATATTAAGCCTTCTTTCTTCTTCCGCCTCTCTTCTTAGGCGCGATCTCTTCTTCTACTTCCTCTTCAAAAGTAGGTGTCTCTACCTCTTCTACTTTTTCTTCAAATACTGGAAGTATCTCGTCTGTTACCTCGCAAAATCCGTACTCGTCTCCCCAGATTTCTGTAACCTGATATGTCTTGCCGTTCTTAGTAAATCTTTCACCTACTACCATATTTTTCTCCTTTAATAAAGGACCGGAGTTTTACCCCCGGCCCTTCAAATGAATAAGACTAAATTAGAATGATACTGCTCTGTCAAGTGTTGCGCTTGAAGCAGAAGCGCCAAGCATCATTACGTGTCTCCAGTTAGGGAATGTGATTGACATTCTAGCAAAGCCGTTGTATGTAAGGTTTCTGCTGTGAACATCTACATCATTCTCGATATCAAGGGCTGTTCTGTCATAGAACTTTGTGCCCTGGAATGCTTTAAGTCCTTCTGAGGACATAAGGATTACCGGATGGTTATTCTGTGAAATTGCAGGAGTCCAGAGATAATCTACAACAAGTTTCCACTTACCTCTCTGTGTGTTGATATCGTTGTGGTTTGATCCTACCTCTCCGTCTGATCCGATAATTCTCTTTACGAAGTCTTCGTACTCAGGGTCGTTACCAGGAACAATGATTGTATCAGGTGTATAACCAAATACGTTGCCTCTGTCGTCCTTAAAGTTTCTCATCTTGTTTGCAGCCTTGTTAAGAACTGTTGCGTCGCTGCCAAGAACATCTGAGTAGTAGTTAGACTGTGTATTTCCAAGTGCTGTCTTGAAAAGGTGCTCTTCGTTAAAGAGTGCCTTACCATCACCACATGTTACATCAACAGTAGCGCCGTTGAATGTGATGTTCTGTGTAGCGCCTACAGCCTTTGTGATAGCGTCAGAAGCAAGCTGCGCTCTTGTTCTCTTATAAGCCTGAACAAGATTGATAACCTTCTGCTTTGCGTCGTCAAGCATGTTATCATCCTTCAGCTCCTTAGAAATCTCAACTTCAAGAGCAAATGTCTGGTGCTGTACGAACTTCTCAAATCCCTGTTCGAATGTGTCCTGAGTAGCGTTCTGGCCTTCTGTCTTAGCCTGGAAGTTTCCAAGACCTCCCATTGTGATGGACTTCTCGCCCCATCTATTTGACTTCTTCTCAACTGTCATAGCGGTTACGAGATCGTCGTACTTATTCTTCTGAGCTTCACTATCATAGATAGCTGCGTCAAGCAGTGTAGCCCACTCGTCCCACATTCTGTTATTCTTTAAGCCTTCGCTTGTTCTAATTGTTACTGCCATGATTTTTACCTCCTAGATTGCAATACTTTGTTGTAGAGGCTTTTAAGCTCTTTCATGGACCTGTCCGGGAACTGGTCTTTAAACTGCTGCAAAAGATTAGCCGGAATGTCCTCTTCCGTTTCGGTCACGGTCACACTGTTACCATTGGTAAGATGTGCCTGGCCTTTCACTTGATTTACGACACTCTGTTTAGCAGCAGCAGTCTTTGAGTCTGAAAGCCTGTCAAAATTTACGATTTTGTAAGCGTCCACAAAACTCATGCCAGTAGTTTTGACTTTCTCGACAATCTGAGGTAGTAAAGGGTCTTTTAAAAGGTCCTCTTTACTATTAAGTGAAGGGTCCATCTTAACGATAGTTTCAATGTCTCTGTCTACTTGCTGCTGTGCACGAATATTGTTTAGCTCGGCTGTTGCTTCCTCTGCACGTCTTACGGCTGGGGAATTTTCAATGATCTTGTCAATCAGACTTGGGTCTATGTTGTTTTCCTGAAGTTTCTGCCTAGTCTGCATACGCTCCTGGGCTGCCATAGCTTCTGCATAGTCCCTAGCACTTCTGATTGGCTGTCCGGTTTCAGGGTTTGTGTACCCACCGAACTGCTTGGCATAAATGGCGTCTACGTCAGCGGCCTTACGTTCTGCTGCCTCCATACGTCTACGCATTTCTGCGAAAGCTGCGTTAGTCTCCGGGGATTGAGGTTGAGGATCGGCGGATTCCTCTGTTGCGCCTTCTGTCTCAGTCTCGGCTACTTCGCCTTCTGACTGCTCGGCGGATTCAGTCACGTTTGCGCCTTCCCCTCCTTCACCTTCTTCTCCGAAAAACTGAAGATTCATGGTTAAGAGGTCTTCGTACTTTTTCATATTCAATTCCTTTCGTTTTGCATTTTTACGCTATTGCTGCGAATTTGAGTATTAAAAAAGGAAGCTTACTCAGCTTCCTCTTGCTCCGGTGCTTCCGGGTCTTCCACTATGTTTCCAAGTGGACTATATACGGATGTAACATTCTTACCGAAGTTAGGGCAATCCTTTTTCCTACAAGTAAGAACTTGCTTTAAATAGATAGCTCCGTCTCTCTGAACATAGGAGCTACCCTTTATCCTCATTTCTGTGTTACATAAGGGGCATTTCATTTGGCATACCTCCCATCTGTGGCGCTGCTGCCGCTGCCATTTCCTGTTGCTTTGCTAATCTCTCTTCAATGTCATTTAATGCTGCTGAAGAGTTAGGATAGCCATTGGCCTTCATAATCTGCCAGTATGTTCTTGATGTTTCCAAGTCTCCAACGGGTCCAAAAGCACCACTCTGAAGTTTCATATCTATCTGACTCCACATAGCTTCTCTGTTCTGCATAAGAGTTGATGTAGGGTCTGTCTCAAAGATAAATTCATCATCCCAGTAAAATTCACCGGCTGCGTCTATCCTTAAAAACTCTTTGCGATCTAACTGGTCGTGTTCTGGCTGTCCGTCCTTATTGGTTGATGTTATCTCCGAAGGACTGTCTGAGAATGCAAGCCAAAACTTGAACATGATCTCATACATCTTTGCGTATGCTTCGTTCTTTAATGTTCTCTTAGAGTCAAGTCGTCCGGCAGCCTGATTGATAGCATACTGTTTAGCTGTTCCGGTACGTGCTGAAGCGTCGTACTTACCCTGGAAAGAGTCTGTAATACCAAGTGCTGACTTAGCCCAGTTATAATTGGTTTCAAGATAGTTTTGGTCGTACTGGATATTAGGCTGAAGATTCATTACATCTATCAGCGACTTGTCCCCGGCGTTATCTATTCTTACAATGTTGAACTGTTCGCCGTCCTTTTGTATCTCCAGGTTTCTAGGAAGGATTACGATTGATCCGCCCATAAGAAGCTTTTCATTCATCTGTGTGCCAAGCTTCTTAATGGTGTCTTGCTGGTCGATAATGACTTTTACATCCGACTCACCAAGCAGCCTGTTCTGTGCTGTGATGTTCTTTCTAAGGATTACCGGATATACATTAGGTCTGTAATATGGGATTTTCTTCTTAGTCTTCTTTACTGTTATCTGTGGCTGTCCCATTTCATCTAAAATAGGATTACCCATTTCATCAAGCACTGGCTCCATAGAAACGTTATAAGGATCAATAGTTGTACTCTGGCCCTTAATGTTTATTTCTACGGCGTTTACCATTTCTTCGTACTCGTCTTTTGTCTTCTTGGACTTTGTACTGCCACATTCAGGGCATTTGCCATCCACCATTACAGCGCCGCACTTCTCG